GCATGGAGCCTCAATCGGATCCGGGTTCTGCACAAGAGGGCCGCAGCCGATGATCGTCACTTCGCCCATCGTTCCAGGCGGCAGTTGCTGGGTGCCTAGGCCGAGCGGACGGCAGCATGGCTCGTTCCCCTTCGGGAACGTAGCGACTAGCGTTCCTACGTTCGTCGGCCACGGAGACGCTGGGTTCGGACACGGACCAACATCCGTGCCTGTCAGCACATACAAACAGCAGTCGTACGCGAGGACGTAGCAGACGGTCGGATCCGGTGGAACCGGAATACCGATGGCCTGCATATACGGAGTACAAAGGTCGATGCGATCCGGCGCACCCTCGCAGTTGTTGTGGTTGCAGCACGGGACAAACAGTTCAGGACATTTCAACGCATAGTAGCGTTCCGAAATCCCGCAGCAGCAGGCGACGACCGTGGTGGCACTCATCCCTCGCGCACTCCTCTCGCACGGTCGAATCCGTAGTGCCGCTCAAACTCCGCAAGCACGTCGGGATGCACCCGGCGATATCTGCTGCCCGGCAGTCGGATCCCTTGCAGTTTTCCGTTGTCGATCCACTTCGTGACCGTGCGAACCGCGACACCGAGACGAGTGGCGATCTGCTGCGTGGAAAGCCACCGGACGTTCATCTCGCCGGGACGGTCGAGCATCGGAACGATTCGATTGCGTGCCTTTGCCACCATCACTCCGCGTCAACGTAGTCGGGCGGTACGAGATACCAGCCCTCCGGGATTTCAACCCGATTCGCGCTCAAACTCCATTCGCCGTTCACACGCGCATACACGCGAGCATGGGCATCCGGGCCGATCCGCAGGGGGCTTCCCTGCTTTACCAGCACCGTCCTGCCGCATCCACTCGCGCACGCGAGCACCAGCGCGACGAAGCCGAGCATCGTCAGAATCGCTCTCGACCGCGATGTGGCCGCGTTCAATGCGGCGGTCGAGGTACGAGATGAGAGCGAGCGCGATCTGCGCGACGATGCGGTCGAACATGGCATTACTTGGCTCCAGCAGATTCGCTGCTAACCTTGTCGTCCCGCGCCAGCATCAGGCCAACGCCTGCGATGATCGCTGCGACGACCGCACCCCAATCGGAAACGGTCGTGGGGTCGGAATCGAAATGCGCCACGATTGCCGATCCAACCGCCACCAGAATCGCGCCGATCCCCGCCGTCGTCGTTCGCCAACTCGCCTTCATGGTCGGTTCCTTTCAAGGTGATTCAAGCGTTCGGTCAAATCGCGAAGACGTTCGGCCATCTGCGCGTCGGTAAGTGTAAGCGCAACCTGCGTCTTAGCAAGTTCAGCCACGATGCTGCCGATCTCGCGAACCTCCTCAACGGTCTGGGTCAGTTGCGCGTCACGGCGACCCATCTGAATCAGCGCGATGGCGATGCCGGAGCAAAGGGCTACGAAGGAAGCCCATGTAGCGATGAGTTGCTGCACGCTGCGGGATTGATCGCTCATGGTGGTACCTGTGATCGGTAGGGGTGTATTCCTAGTGGGATGATACCTACCTGCGCGAGTCAGGCAATGCGAATGGCCGAGATGATGCTCGCGTTTGCTCCGCTGCTAGCCTGATCGGTAGCGGACAGGATGGTGCAGTTTGCAAGCGCGGAGTTCGCTTGGGCGCGGATCGTGGTCGTGGCTCCCAGCGTGATGATCGCTGCCGTCGCCATGTTTAGATTCGTGGATACCTGCGTGATCCACGACTGTCCGGCAGAGGCGTAGTGCGTCGTGTTGTCAGACAACCGGATCGCCAGATTGAATACGTTGGTGATATTTTGCTTTCTGAGCGTCAGGGTCGTCGTGACAAACCATGTTCCTGCGGCCAAGGAAACGGTCGGGCCGTCGTACCATTGATTCGCATTCAACATACTGACGTTTGCAGCAAGTTTGGTCTGCGCGGTTGTCAAGTTGACGCTGAGGTTTCCGAGCGCGAACATTCCGTATCCGACGGCAATCTCCTCTGGATTCCCAGCACCAAAACTGCTCTTTCGCCCTAGCACCGTGCCTTCATTGAGCGGCGGCAGGGTGGCAAGCGTCTGACCTGCGCTTGTCATGTCCGCGATGTATTCGGTTTTGGTGGACTCCAGATTGGTGTGAACTAGGATTTTCCCCTGCGTCGGGTGCGCGTGTTCGACCGTTCCAATCTGCATCTGCCAGTTGGGCTTGACGGGTTCGGTGGCGGTCAGACCGCCGGGAGTGGTCGCGCTCAGATACAGGGCCGCGCCATCGGTAAACGCCTGCGTATCCAGATCGGTCAGCGTCCCGGCGATGATGACGTATCCAGTAGCGTTGTTCGCAATCGTCGCAGCGGCTAGGCCGATTGCATCGGTCGTCGCATATGTATTTGCCTGAGCCAGCGCAATCGTCGGGTTCTGGCCTAGCGCACCGGAAATCCGCACCGCTGCGCCTTTGGTGATTGGCGCTCCGGTGTTGTTCCGAGCAAGAATCCGAACGGAGTCTGAAGTGCTTGCTGCGGGAGCGGTGGATACCGAAACGACGCGACCGTTCGCGTTTGTTCCAAGCATTGGCGCAGACGGAAGATCGGTCAACTGCACCGCGCCCGTGTGCTCAAATCCTGCGACCTCGTTTCCTGCCGCACCGCTGTTCACACGCCGAATGTTGGCGGTCGTCGTTCCTGCTCCCGCGCTCGTCGTCTGATATTGCAGCGCCAGCGGTATCCATACCGGACTGAGATCCGAAATCATCCATGTTCTACCCGTGGCCGAGCAGGTTAACAACTCTCCAACCTCTCCCTGCAACCCCGGAAGGACATTGGTCGGATATGGACTCGCCGTGGCCGTGTTGTAATACTGACGCGGAACTATAGAACCCTGCATTGCCATAGGTCATCCAATCTGCGTTAGCAGGTTTGAAATCTGAAGAGCAACTGTTTCCGTTGCGAGAGATCGCGTGGTTTGTCGGGAGATCGGTATAGCGGCAGGAAACACGTTCCCGAGCGATTGCTGATACAGCACCGCTGGCTCTGTAGCGTGATTCTCTGGAGGTATCAAAGCAATCATGGTTGGATATCCAGAGACCAAATCGACTCCGCTTTCAACCGATACGCCGATCACCCCTAGTACGCCGTCCCCGGCCTCCGCGCTGGTCGGTGGAGCAAGTTCGACAAACGCCATGCTGCCGGAATCGTGCTGAAACAGTTGAACCTGCTCTACCGACGAGGTTCGCACGGAATACGATCCGGGAAATGCGGCGGAAGGGAAATAACATCCGTCGTACAGCAACTCCACGACCTTGAAGTTGCTGTCAACCATCCAACATTTCGTTCCATACGGAACCGTGCGCGTGTCAGCCAGCGTCAACGGAGGAACCGAGATTCCCGCCGGATACTCTACGATGGCAATGTCCGCTTGGTTTGTACTGCCGAATGCATACGTGCTGCCAAACGCTGGCGATGTAACTCTGTAGGGCCATATCATCGCGTTCATGTCGAGGTCATAAATCACGTTGTCGTGCGAAATATGCCGAATGAGCATCGATGCTTCAAAAAAACTTCCCTCAGCATACTGATTGCCAAAGTTCTTGCTCAGATCGCGGTACTGGCTGGACGTCTGCCAATGTTCGCAATGCGCTCCCAATGTCGGACTGAAGAAAAATCCCTTCCAAGGACAGTAGGAGTTCCAGAACACGGGCTTGTTGACCGGGTTGCTTTCCAGATTGACCCCGTACTGATATGCGCCTGAGAAACTGGTCAGAATGCGATAGGTCGCAGGCATCGCTTGGATGCTCTTGCGATAGGGATACAACGCGGATCCGGGATTCCACGCATATGGGCGCTTGAGCGTCATGGACGAGGGAGACGGGAACGTCCATGAGACGACGTGATCCTCGTAGAGCCAGAGATCATGCAACGCAGGTACATACTGATACGGAATGAGCATCAGTTACCCCACGTCAAACCGCCGATGATGCCGATGTTGCCGAAATCCGCAAGCAGATCGTTCACCTGCTGCAATATCTGCTGCTGCGTGATCTCGCTCGCGATGTCGGGTGTGTTGCTGGCGGTCGTGACGCGCCCATACGCATCGACCGTGAGAGATGCAGCAACGAACGATCCGGCAGGATTGGGATTCAGCGGCGTGAACGCGCCCTGCGATCCGCTGACGTAGACCGAGATGTCCACCGGGGAAACGTCGATGGTTGCGTTCGTCTCCGTGACCGTGACGGTGATCGTATCGGGCATCGTCAGGCTCCTACCTTCGGAACGACCTGCAGGGGCTGGCCTGCGAGATAGCGCATCACCACGCCGCCAGCCCATTCGATCTCAAGATCGTATCGCCCGTTGCCAAGCGGGAAGCCTGCCGTCGTCGCTGCAGGCACGACCAGCACCTTGTTGTTTGCGCCTGTACCCGCGATGATCATGCCGTTTGCCGTCGTCGCCTCAAGGAAGGCCGCTTCGTTCGGCATCGCGCACCGCACTCTCCACAACGTCGCGGTCGCGATGTCCGCGACTCCGGTGATCGTGATACCCGTTCGGTACGTCGCGCCCTTGTTGAAGATGATGCTGAAACGGTCGGTTGCCACGGGTCACTCCAGACAGATTGTCTTGATCGCCTGCGGCATAGAGAACCAGTATTCTCGTTGCGCTGGCGGATTTTGCGTAGTGTACGAGTTGGTGGGGAACTGCTCGCACATCATCACGATGGTCCCTGCCATGATTGGAACGGGTTCCACGATGATCTGTGCCGGGTCGTAATCGCTTTGGCGAACTCCCGGACCAATGACGTTGTTGAGATTGCCCGGACCCTGATACACGTTTGGTGTCTCGCAGAGATTCCGCGCCTTCAACGTGCTAGCCGCCGTGCTGCGAGCGAATGCGCCAATGGTCACTCCAGCCGGACAAACCACCAACGGATCCGGTTCAATCTCGCGGAACGTGTATCGGTATTGCCAGAGACTGTTCCCGCTCGCTCCGCACGGCTCGCTCGACAGGATCTCTGCCGGGAAGATCCGGCACATCGGCTCCATGACATTCAGAGTCATGCTGCCCGATGACAATCGTCTCGCCTGCACCATGCCCGTCCCAATGACGATTTCGCGAGGGTCGTTCGGCAGCAGGCCGTCCGGCCCGAGCCTCCAATCCTCCTCCGCGCATTCGCTCAGGGTGATGGGGACGACCTGCCCGTCGCGCTCACCGAGCGTGAATCGGTACATTGAAAGCCGGAACACTCCGTTCGGGAGTGCCACCCATCCTCCCCAGACGACGCGGCCAAGGCTGGCCTGCGCCCGGTTGACGAGATTCGCAGCGATTTGCGTGTTAGCAGCCGCCGGACTCCAGTTGGGTGGCGCAGCGACGTTCTTGGCGACCGCTCGCGACTCATGCACCATTCCGACGAACGTGGCTCGTCGCGCCCGAGAGGTGTTCACGGAGACGTTGTAGTGCGTCTCCGCAAACTCCGGCGATCTCACTCCGTTAGCCGGGAGCGCGGCCCGGTTGTTCGGGAAGTGGGTTTGGCCCTCGCAGGCACGAAGGGGATACACGATGTCCACCGCACCGGGGCTGCGGTTGTACTGCATCGCGTCGGATCCCTCCCACAGATCGTAGAGCGGTTCCGCCGTCGCTGTGACGATGCTGGGAGGTTCCAGACCGGAAGCGACTGCTCTCTGGTTGTTCGTCATCCAAGATGCCAGCAGCGTGCCGTTGTTCTGGATCGGAACGAGGAGGTACTTTTCTGCTCCGGCTGCGGCAGCAGGATTCCAGATCAGCGCGTATCCCGATAGGGACAAAACGGTGTCCAACATCAACGCAAGAGAAGCCTGCTGCGGCCACTTGTAGTTAGCAATGCGATCCAGCAGCGCGGCATTAGGTGCATATCCCGTCGTCGGGAAGGTTTCTAACAGGGCTGCGCCGCCACCCGTGCTCAGGTCGCTCTTGATGTCCTGCACCAGTTCCAGCAATGAGGTCGGGTACGTCGCGCTGTCAACATAGCGTCCGTCGCTGCTGTACTGTCGCGGAGTCATTGCCGCCGTATTCGACGCATCTGTAGATGTTCGCGCCCAATGAAACCGAATGTCGGTTGCCTCAACGACCGCAATGCCCGAACTCTCTGGCACCATGAACAACGGGCGCGGCGGTAGCAGTATGACGTTCATCGTAAACGTCGTTGCCGCGCTGTGCTCCCGCCATTTGAACACGCACGACGCGGTTCCCAGCCATCCGTCGTTTGCATAGAGGTTCGCGAGCGCGGACTGCGCGATCAGCACGCGAATGCGTGCGCGGTTCGTCGCGCCACCGGGAATGTCGATGCAGAACAGATCGCTGATCGGCAGGTCTGCCATGCGTGCGATCTCCCGCACCTGCTCGTCTGGAACGAGAGCAGGCACGATTGCGCCCGAGGTCAGTTCAAACCATGCTTCAATCATGTGATAAAGGTCTGTGCTGCGCCCGTGTTGTATTTCTGGTCGGCGGATATCGACCCGGCAAACACGCTTGCATTCGTTTCCTGCGATGCCGTGGTGGCGATACTCGCAACTGTCGGCAACAGGGTTTGATTGGGAGCACCCCACGCCCGGATGTTGCCGAAGGTTGCGTTCACCTGTGTCGCGAATCCTCGACCGTTGTCGCCATTGTCGATCATGCAGTATGTGCGTTCGTATGTGCCGATGAACATACGTTGGCCCTGCGCGTCGAACTTACCAAACGATACATTCCAATCCTCATCCATGACATACGCGCCTGTTGGCAGCGGTCGGAACACCTTTGCCGGAGCCACGTTGGCACGCGCAACCTCGACGCGCTCGCGCACTATCGCCTGCGGCTTCTGCGTCTGAAACACCAGATCCGCGCCCGTCGTGTACATGGTTGACAGCCGAACAAGGCCGCTGCTGTACCCAGCCTTTGTGTGCGCGACATTGTGCGAAACGACTGTAATGTAGTTGTCGCCCTGCGGAGGCTGATACTGGTCGGAGGAAAACTTGCCTTGGAACTCCGAGTTGAGCGCAGCGGTGTCGAGCACGACATCGGCAACAGTCACCGTAATATCGCCGGAGTTGTTGATGTCCGTGGGATACTGAATGAAAGCCGCGACCGGAACATTTCCTGCGGGTTGCGAGCCGCAGGATTCCATCCCGTTGATCATCTGCTGTGTCCACAGCGGCTGCATGATGTGCCAGTTGAACACATCATTTTGATTGACAACCGTCTTCGTCGGCTGACCGAATGCGGAGACTGTTGTCGGTTGCGTTCGGGCGACCGTGAACTTTTGGCCGATCATGTACGCCAAAGGCGCGATGGTCGCGATGCCGGACGTTGAGTTCAGCGACGGGAACACCTGCGCGTCAAGTTCAAACCGGATCGACTGACCACTCAGCAGACCCCGTTCGGTCACGCGCATTCGCGTGATGATCGTGTTTGCGTACGCCGCGTTGATCCGCGCCTTGCTGAGTTTGACCGCAGCCTGTACGAGTTGCCTGTTTCCCGTCCCCCATCCGCCTGTTGCCTGCAGGAATGCGTTGTTGTCGGTCTCCAACTCGCACGAAAACGACAGGTTGGCGATTCCAGCCTGTTCCGCCGTTCGCTCGTATGTGAAATCCATGTCTCCGACGCGGACGAAGTTCGGCAGATCGTGCATGAACTGTTTGTCCGTGACCACATACTGCAAGGCGAGGTTCGCAGGATCGTACGCAAACGATTGCGAAGTTCGCCGCCAGCCCGGCCCCGGTACATCCGGCATAAGAGCGTTGCGAAACAAATCTGCGATGCCGCTGTAGGATGGCAACGCCGCAAACGTCAACGGCTTTGGTGCAGGTGTGATTGTCTGACCGGGTGCATTTCCAAACGCCCTGATATTTCCCTCTAGTGTTCGTGTAAGCCTTCCAGCCTCGTCCACCGCCATCGACTGTTTCCATGTGTGCGCCAGAATGGGGCGCGTCTGGCAGAAAGGTCGATGCGCGGTGATATCGGCGCGAATCATCATCAAGGTCGTGCCGACGATTTCCGTAGCCGTCGTCTTGACGAATGGACCGCCATCGGAGCATTCCGTTGATGTCAGATACACCATCGGGAATGCTGGTGCAGCCGGGTCATAGACGGAAACCGCGCTCATGCGGTTGCCAAATCGCCTTAGAACAGCCTCTAGAGCCGCCCAACTTGCCTTTGAAATCGTTGCGGAGACGCTGACGCTGATTCGTTCCGCGACCGGGGTCAACTGATCGTCTGCGAGTTCCGGCGACACGTCGTAGGAGTCGATGTCGGCGTTCTCAAAAATCTCCTGCGCCGCGTCTCGCGTGACTAGTGACAGTACGACGGGCATCAGTATCTCCTTCCGGTTACGGCGCGGACATCATCCATGAACCATGCGTTGACGTTGCCGACCCGCTGCTGCTGCGGCTGCGTGTTCTGCCAGATTCCCTGCAGCCATTGAAGCACCTGCTGGAGATACTGCCCGAATGCCGCAAGGCTCTGCACCCCTGACAACGACCCTATGAACGGCAACGATCCAAGCCATTGAAACACAGATGCCAGACTTTGCAGAAGGTTCTGAATGGTCGCCGTAGTCAGCCGCAGCACCTGATACAGCGGATTGAACAGATTCGCGATCTCCAGCACCCGCCTCCAGTTCACGGTGGACAACACGCTGATGATCGGTGTGACGGTTTGCCAGAACGCCAATCGGAGCCGCTGGAACAGCGCAGCCATGTCAGCGATGACCGCGTTGAGGTGCAGCATCGCCTGCGCTTGAGCGTTGTTGGCCTGCGTCTCCAGCACCTGCACCTGTGCGTACGCCTTGCCGTTGACAGTTGCATCCGCCAGTTGCCTTTGGAACTGCGCGAGTCTTTCCTGCGCGGTCGCGACCATCAGAGATCCGCTGAATCTGGTCAACTCCCGGATTCTGTCCGCGACGTATTCCGATGCCCTGCTGAGAACATCAAGAGCCGCCTTTGCTGCCATGATTGCGCCCGTCACGGCTATGACGGCAGGAAACGCCAATGCAGCCGCGCCTGTCAATCCGGCCAACGCTCCCGCCGTTGCCGATGAACTGCTGCCGATGCCGACGAACCCCGCAACGGACGGCGAGCGGATAGCAGACCCGAGTTCCCCTGTGACCCCCAAAACCCTTTGCAGTTTGTCAAACAGGCCAGACGTGCGACCAGACAGCGCGGCAACAGGGCCGGGGCCGGATCCCGGCTGACCACCGCCACCACCTCCCATTCCCGGAATGAAACCACCACCGCCGCCGCCACCGCTCTCGCGAATGGTGATGTTGATGTTTCCAAGGTCTTCCATTACGTCTTGACCGTCCAATCCATTTCATACGCGAAATCGTATGAATCGCGCAACGTGAGCCAGCCCTCAAGTTCCGCGATAGCCTCGACTGTGCCGCCGTTGCGAAACAGCAGGGGAATCACCATGCCGTCGTAGGTTCGCTGCACCAGATACTCGCGGAGTTCCGCGACGAACTGCTGAATGCCGTGTTGACCCGCGATGCGCTCCGTACCTCGCTGCATGGGGTCGAGCATCCCGCGCCACCAGACCACGATATCCACGGCGGTTCTTACCAATCCAACGCCGGAGTTCGGATGTACGGCATTGTCTGCGCCGGGGATGATCTGAATGGCGTAAGGCCCGACCACCTCGTCAATGCGAGCCTCCACGATGTACACCGTGTCGCCGTAACCGCGCTCCGACATCCATGCAGCCAGATCGCCGCGCATGGTGTACATGATGTCCGGTACGTTAGCCATTGATCGCCTTTCGCATCTGGGCCTGCACCTCGACGCGCTGGGCGAGTTTTGCAGATCCGGTCATTTCATAGACAGCGTTTGCGAGCGATTTCGCGTCCCCGAAAGCGATGGAGATTGCGCGAGCCAAGCACAACGCCTTGCTCGCCTCAATGCCGGGAATGTTCGCGGCAAGCCCCATAGCGGTCTCTGCATCAAACTCGTCAGGCATCCGTCCGTACGTCGCTAGGAACCGTGCGGATGCCCTCAGACGTTTCCCGCTGCCTCGACCGCCTTCGTGATCCTGAGCCACGCAGCCGTGATCTCATAGTCCTGCGCCGCGAGCGCAACCTCGCGAGTCCTCGACGCCCTACGAACGGCAGCGATGATATCTGCGTTCGTAGGCTGCGTTGAATCCCGCAGCGATTCCTGCAGGCATGACAGCACCTCCATGTACTGCAGGATCAACTGTCCGGCGGGGATGCGGATGGAGAACAGGTACGGGTCGTTGTCGTCGGTTAGTTCGATCATTGTGCCGCCGTGTATACCCAAGGATCCGTAACAACGCCAGTTTCAGCGTTCTTGATGAACAGAGTTCGGAAAGCAAGCGTGAGCACGCGCTCGCGGTTTCCCCATTGGGAATCCCCCATAAACTCCGTTTGCGGATACACGTTTCGGAACACCCAGTTGCTGCCGTCCGCTGCATTGAGCCGAAGCGAAATCAGACGTGGATTTGCCTGCCCGACCACGCGAGTCCCCGGGATGCTGTAGTCCTGACCTCCGCGAACGAACTCCAGAAGGCTTGTGAAGTTCGTCTGATCCCACTTGACCAAAGACACGCCAATGCGAGCCTCTGCGCCGTTCATCACGATTTCCTCTGGAACGGCTCCAGACAGCGCGGTCTTGATTTCGTGCTGATGATCCGTGAATTGTATTGTCGGCAGATTGTCGTTGTCCGAATATCCGAGATTCGTCCAGTTTGTCCCTGTGTTTGCGAGAATGTACTGCACGACTGTCGGGCCGGGAACCTGAATCGTCATTGCCATTGGTTAGCCTTTCAGAACGGCCTTCAGGCCGAGATAGATGCTCCTACCGAATGACAGCATATCGTCCCGAGTCGGCAGGATGAATGGTCGCGACGGCACGGTGACGCCTTTCCACGCCATCTTGAAATCCCTGTTGCGCGTCAGTCCTTCTGCAATCGGGTTCTGCCCTGTGCCGTGACCGCGCTTTCCCTTCCGCGTGAGTGGGATGTAGTTCGGCCCCTTGGTCTTGAAACCGCGATCCTGATACAGGCCGTAGCGGTTGCCGAGCATCCCCAGCCTGATGCGAGTTCCCGTGCTGGTGGCGGTGGCTCCGAGACTGCGTGCGAGATCGCCTGTATCGCGAAGCGGCTGACCGCCTGCACGATACGAGGTAGTCTGCACCAGATACTCCGTCTCCAACTTCTTGCGACGGATGACCATGAACACGTTTTTGCGGATTCTGCGCCGCGTGGTCACGATGCTGGTCTTCAGTCGTGTTCCGAGCACGCCCTTCTTCTGCCGTTTGGTAGTCCACGTCTGCGCCGTGACCGTCTTCAGCGGCTTGTGCTCGACGGGAGTACCACCCGGCCCCCGTCCCATGTTCTGCTGAATGTGCTCTTCCATCCACTCCGAAGCGACGGCGGAAATCCCCTGCAATACGCGGGGATCCTTTAGGGCCGCTCTTACCTTTGCGGCCCACGCGCTCACGGGTACACCGTTCCACGACGCGGCGGAAAGAACTGCGAGTTGCTCGCCTCGTTGTACCAGTAGAGATTCGACGTGCTCACGGCTGCGGCCTTTGGTGTTCCGGCAGCGATGTTGCCAGCCACCGAGCCAAACAGCATCTTGCCGTCACGCAGACCCTCCAGATAGGAATAGGACTGCTTAATGCGCTGTTCGATGGCCGGGGTCAGTTTTGCGCCACGTCGCTGGAACAGGAACTCCGTCGCGAGATCGACCACCAGCGCGACAAGCAGCGGATCGTGCGCTGCCGCAAGGGCGGTGATCTCGTCATCCGAGTAGATGTTCCCGACCTTGATGTAGGCTCGCACGCTTGCCGTGCCGCGCTCAAGTGCCGCGTCCGTCATCGGATTCGGACCCGGCATCGGCACGCCGCCATCACCGCAGAGTTGCGCGATGATGCCCTGATCCAGAGCGTGTTCCAGATCCGCGTAGTCAGCGTAGGGCATTGCGTCTCCATCGTGGCCGGGGGGGGACAAGCCCCCCCCGGCTACGCAAGGGGAGAAGATGGCTAGTTAGTGACCCGTGATTACGCGGTCACATCCGAGATGAGATAGCCGCCGACCGGAGCGACGACAGCCGTGACGCTGTTGTCGATGACCCGGCCTTCGATACGACGGTTCATCGGATCGTTGAACTGCTCGACGGTCATGTCCTCGTACGCGAAAATCTGGCAGGTAGAGAACGACGTTGCGCCCTCCACGCCGACCAGACCACCCGGACGACTCACAAACACGGCACTATTGCCGAAGATGTAGTCGCTGGTCACGCTTGCCGAACCCTTCTTGCTCGTCACCTTGACCGAATCGTCAACGACGACATCGCCAAGACCGAACAGCGTCGAGGGGATGCCCCAGCGGGAGAACGTGTCGGAACCCTGCAGGAAGTTGAGAGCCTGCGGATAGTTCCGAACGTATGCCTTGACCTCTGGAGCCTGCGAGATGACCTGCGCGATGGTCGGGCTGATGACCATGATCAACTGGTTGGGGGCAACCGCTCCACCCGTCGAAAGGCTGACCTGCCGCATGACGGCCTGAATGGACTTCTGGATGTAGCCGTTCGCTTCGGACGAGTTAGACCACGACCCTGCCGAGATGGGAGCCGTACCCGGAGCCGCGACGAAGTTGCTTCCCCAGTTGGCCGTCGCCGTCAGGACGGACGCAGCGCGGTTCGTACGGGAGGTCATCGCCAACTGCGCCTTGGAACGAGCGTGCTGCGCGACGACATCCCACGCGGCCTGCTGCGTGGTCTCCTGCGGGATGTAGAACGGGAACGCAAACCGCTGCGTCGAATACTGAACGAAGTCGAAAGCGTTCTGCTTGCCGACGGGACGGTCGTTCCCGAGCGGCCACGCAAACTCACGATCATTCGTGAGCCGCACGTTGTCGGGAACGTCCTGACGGAGATAGAACCCCGTCATCTTGGTGACGGGGACGATCTGCGCGTAGCGCGAGATCGCAAATGAGTTGACGCTGCGGGTGAACTCCACCTGCAGCGCACCAGTAGCGAGATCATTGGTGGACGGGATGTACGTCGAAAGTCCACCACCGACGACTGAGAATGCCATGTTTGAAAGTCCCTTCTAGGAATCAGGGGTGAACGATCACGGAACGACGCGAGTGCCGATTCGGAATGCGCGGATGATTTCATCCTCGCTGCCAGCCTCCAGCGCGATGTAGTAGCACACCTGCGATTGGGTTCCGACGACGGCCCTGCCGTTTGCGTCGGAGGTCAGCAGGTTTGCGATACTCGCGCCGCCAGATCCAAGTTGCACCTGCACGGTGTTGGACGGCTGCAGCGTGATCTGACGGCCAGCAATCGCGTGTGCGGTCTGATCGTACTGATACACGCTGCCGTCCGTAACGCCAAGAATGTTGTCGGACGCGGCGTTTGCCGACTGCCCGGTGAACGGGTTTCCGGTGTTGAGTTCCACGAAGCGGAACGGATTGATCGTTCCGCTTGCGGTGAGATTGGGAGTGAATCCGAAGTCTGCCATGTTTTTTTTCCTTACCGCTGCTTCATGCGGTTGTTGATTGCCTTGCGGAACTCCTCCGGCTTCCCGGCGAACTCGCGGACGAGATCACCGATCTGGCGGGAGTCGATGTCGCTTTCGGGAAGTTTGGCGCGGCTCATGTCGATGCGAACACCCATCGGGTCGCGTGCGAAGAGTTCGCGCCAAGTGTCGAGCAGAGCGGCGGGATCGACGCTCGCGGACAGTTCGGAGATGAGTTGCGGACGACGGTCGGTCGGGATGCGATATCCCTCCTGCTCCATCGCGTCGAGTTCGCGGCTGAACTTCTCGCGGCTGAGTTCGGCGCGGATCTCCGCGAGTTCACGCGCCATGCGGCGGTTCTCGCGACGGAGAGCGAAGACATCGGGACGACCACGGCGGCTTGCCGTGAGCATCTGATCGACCTCTTCCTCGTCCTCGTCCTCGTCCTCGTCGCCGTGGGAATCAATGTCGATGTGGATGCCATCGCCATCGCCCTCCTCCTCCGCGAACTGCTGCGCGAGCATATCGTCCGCGTCCATCGTCTCCTTGATGTCGTTCTCCTCGCGTTCGTGATACATCATCTCGTCCTTGTCGTCCGCCTCGTCGGCAAACCGCTTCTTGAACTCGCTAGCGAGTTCCTCCAGCGATGCCTTCAGCGCGGACATCTCGCTTCGGATGTCGTTGTCTGCCATCTTGGTTTTTTCCGTTCCGGGGACGAAAGTCGATAGACCGCCGCCGACCGTCCCCATGTCGAAGCGGAGTGATCTGCTGAAGGTCACGCGCTCGCCCTTGCGAGCGAAATGCGTGTCGGGAAGCGGCCTGCGCGGAGTCTCTCGACCCAACAGCGCGACCTCAGATAGATGGTTGTGATCCTGCCAGATTTCCGCGCTGCGGCGCGGGAATGCGTTCGTAGCCAGCAACTTGTCGAACACGCTGCGCTCGACCTCGCAGTCACCGACGATGTAGCCGACACCATCGCGATCCTGATACGCGATGTGCGTGAACCGACCGACGGAGGACTTCGGTTCCTTTCCATCGCGTTCGTGCATGACCACTAGTCTTGGGAAGGAACCCTTTTCCATGTACCGCTGCGTGCTGTCCACGATGTCCTGCACGCGCTCGTTGGTGAACGCCTTCAGTTCCTCGTCGTGATCGCCGTCGATGGTCGGGTCGTACGCGCAGAAGACCTCAAGATCGTGAATGACGACCTTGTCTCCTGCGTCGGTGATCCGGTGAGATGGTTGGGACATTTGCGCGTGCATCGTATCAGCCACTAATAAATCCGGGATCGGGAACCAGACCTTTGTCAATCAATGTCTGCCGCTGCCCGTTGTGTCTGCGGATCGCCTCAAGGTCGGGATTTCCGTCCTCGTCGCACCAGCCTGCAGCAAACGCCTTCGCAATCGAAACGGGCGACCAACTGCATCGGCAGTTGTATCCCAGCGGGGCCGGGATCCCGTACGAGTCGATCTGATCGGTCGTCGCGATGAATCCGTCCATCTGCCGATGGGTGTCACGGGTGCGCCGATCCCTCGTCGCGTTGAACCGCATCAATGGAACGAACTTCTTGACAACTGGATCCCGGCAGATGTCAAGCCGACCCTGCGTCTGCGCCCGATTCAAATTGGTGCGGAAAACCGTCTCCAGCCGTGCTGCGGTCAGGTCGGTTCCGGTCGCGAGCGTGGCCTGCTCCACGAAGTCCCCGACCCCCAGCCGCTCCAGCCGCTTACCCGCGACCGACTGCGTGACCTCTCCCCGAATGGTCTTTGCCAGCAGATCCCGCGTTTCCTCAACCTGCTCCTGCGTCATTCCCGTCACGAACCACGATCCCTGCACCGCTGCCTGCACCCCCGGGGTGCGGCGCACCTCGACCTCGCGAGGAAGCGTCCCCTTCCGGGGCTGAGGCTTGCCCTGCACCAGAGCGCGGAGGGCCGGGCTGCGCTCCAGAATCGCCTCCAGAGCGTTCGCGGCCTCGTCGTCGCGCATCTCGCCTGCCGCCTGCAGCGCGTGTTCGATCAGCGCGTCCCATCGTTCGCGAGTCATCGGCAGCAGCCGGACGTATCGCTCCACGACCTCGCGAGCCGGGCCGGGGTCAAACCGCATCGCCACGTCAAGCGCGGCATCCCCGACTCGCACCCGCTCATCCAATCGGACGAACGTGATCCGGGGTTCCGGCATGGGGACGTTCGCTCCCGCCGCCTTGAGGGTCGCGGCTGCGCCTTCCGCCCATGACACCAGCAGCAGGGCTGCTGTCACTTGTTCCCACGAATCCCATTCCTCCGTGCTGTCGCGGTTCTGCACCTGTAGGGCCACCGCTGCGCGATAGGCGGCTTCCCCGGCCTTCAGGAGCGTTGCTACGGCTGGAAAGGGTTGAGAGGCCATTACCAGAGAGAACGCCGCTGGAAGGCTCTGGGCGCGTCCGGCGCGGGAGGCTGACCTTCGGGGGCTTGCCCCGACTCCAGCCATCCGGCCACGGTCGTCGGCTCGCCCGACCCGCCGCCGAGCGTCCGCTCGCCTTCGGAGGGCGCAGACAGGCCGAGCAGGTCGCGAACTTCGGATTCCGCCACGCGACCTCCGAGTTCCACGAACGCCTTGATCGCCTCAAGGCGCTCCTTCGGGTCGGGGCGCTCCGGCGCGAACTCAAATCGCAGGAGGCTCGCCTCCTCGTCGGAGGCTCCGAGCATCCTTGCGACGACGCGAACGAAATCGCAGGTCATGCTGTCCGCGAGCGCGTCTGCGTGATACCGGATGATGCGCGACAGCGTGTCGGCGTGCAGGCTGGCGACCCCGGATCCGAGTCCGGTACTGCCCGTCTCGCTGCTCAGGCTCTGACCAAGGATCGCCTCCTTGATCTTGCCGCTGAACCAGTTGACGAGTTCCATGAAGACTTGAGCGCGACCCGCGTTCGGCTCCTTGATGTCGATGTCGTAGATTTTCTCCGTCCCGCTCTGCGGCAACAGCACGCTGTTGTCGTTCGTCAGGTTGGAGAGGACGTTCTCCATCATCGTCCGACCCTGATCCTGTCCGAGCGGGTAGTAGCCGACGCGAATCCCCATCGCGTAGCGTTCCGCGTAGGTGATCGCGTCCTGCAAAATCTCCTGCTTCGCGAGCCACATGAACCAGCACACGTCACGCGCTCCGACGCCACGGTAGATCGACTCCGTGCTGTTTGGATCGTTGAAGTCCGGCGCGTTGATGAACACCCGGTGCAGGATGATCGCCTTGCGCTCCGCTTCGGTGAAAATGTGAACGCGGGAATCGAAGCCGATGTTCTGCGACGACGGCCCGTGCGCGGAGTAGTCCGCGCCGACGCGCATCGCGAGGTTGCCGCGCTGGTCGTACGCAAGCGTGTCCGGGTGGAACGGGAACCACTCGCGCACCGCCACGCCGAGACGCGGATCCTTCATGTATACGATGTTGCACGCAGCGTTGCCGTACCAGACCGCTTCATGCATCGCTCGCACGAAGTCCGACCGACGCGGCATCGCAGCGAAGATCGCACCGATCCTCTCCGCGTACTGCTTGGCCTTCTCGTTCTTCTCGTCGTCGCACGTGACCGTCCATTCCAACGATGCCAGCGTGACCTGTAGCGACCGTAGGACACCTTCGATGTCCGCGTCCGCACGCATCATCTGCTGATACTGCGGATTCAGCCTGTATGCGAGCGACGAGTTGCGGAGCAGTTTGTCCGCTGTCGTAAAAAACGACCGCTGAAGTTCGACCGCCGTAGCGAGCGGCTGCGTGATGCCGCGCTCGACCGGAGGCTTGAGCGGCTTGCGCGGTCGCTTTTCCGGGGGCAACCCGTTCGTGAGAGGATTGTCGGATGCCTGCGACATCAGAACGTACCTGACGTGCTTCCCATCACGGAGACGTTGGCGCTGAAAGTCCAGCGCATCGTCGTTGCAGCAAGCCCAATCAGTTCAAACGAAGACCAACCCGTAGATGAGTTTATGACGAGGTTGCAGTTGAGTGCCGCGTTAGTTTCTCCAAGAACCGTCTTGGTCGATGCGACGATTACCTGCGGATTGTCAAACGCGATACCGCCAGCATTTCCCGGTCCCCGAATCAAACCTTGGAACAGGTACGCGCCGCAGATTTGACTCGTAGCAGTCGATCCTGTGACGATTGCCTGAAATCCAAATGTTGAGAAAGACTGAGCGAATCCCAACGCTGCCGCCCGAGATCCAAACGAAAGATTGAGGTCTAGAAGCACCGGGGTTGCATTCTCCGTCTGGGCCGTCTGTGCTCCCGCATAAACCAAATCCCCTTGAACAGACCGCTCCTCGTACGCGCCAATCCGCTTCGCCCAGAACACCTCACCGTACTGCGCGTTCTCGCACGCGACGAAATGCGCTCTGGTTGTTCCAATCGTTACGTCCGGCGTAAGCGGATAAACCGCGCCATTGGCATCCGAATCCAACAGATCACCTGCAGCAATCACCGATGCGCTTGCACAGGTTAGTTGCACGAACTCGCCGTTCTGCAACACGACAGGATCGCCCGGTTCGGCGTGCAAACTGCTACGGAAACCGCGAACGCTGCCATCCGTGACACCGATCATCGCATCGCGGGTATCCGCTGATGCAAAAGGCCTGACTGAAAACGAATTCCCGTCTTGCATCTTCACGGTGCGAAACGGAAGAATCTGATTAGCGGCGATGAAGTTCGGTGTGTTGCCTGCGGTGCTCATGTCAGTTTCCTTCCGAGCGGTTCATGCTCGCCTTGCCCTCGCTCCAACGCTTGAACAGGTTGACGGTGTGCTCGCGCCCGACTTTCGCGGCCAGAGCGGTCAGGGCTTCGTCCTTTGCAGGATCTGCGCTGTCGGAGGTCGCGCCGATGGCGAACGCCTCTGCCTCGCCGGGGCGGGACATTGCCGCCTTCGCGCCGGGGCGAGAAGAAATGTACACCGCCTCTCCAGCGTTTGCCTTGCGAAGCATTTCCCTCGCGTTCGCCTCGTCATGCTCCACCGCATTCGTGGGCTTGCCGTTCTTGTCGATCAGTCGCCACGTTGGTTCGCCGTAAAGTCCCGATGCGGTGTAGTGCAGGGTGTACGGCCCATTCGTCATGTTTCGCATACCGCCGAACCGCGCCTTCGCACCGGGGCGGGACATCTTCGTGACGAGCCGCAGCGGTACTTTGTAGGTCTTACGTCCCCACCGCTCATCGTCCACGCTTGGATCTCCGTGGATATGCGCGTATCCGTCTTCGATCTTGAACACCGTACCAATCACTCCAGCACCGCCTTGGACAGCAAGGCTACCTAGCACACGGTCGCCAACCTTGATTTCAAACACCGCCTTCGCGCCGGGGCGGGATGCCTTCACCGCCATGCCCTCGTCAATCCACATGATCGCCCCACCCGCCTGCCGAACGCCGTACTCAACTTCAAGGCGTTGCCCCGAACGGCGGCGTTGAATGTCGCCAACAAAATCCGGCTCACGGATTTCCACGATTTCCCCGGCAGTATCCGCAGGGAACGGCTTATAAGCAATGCGGTCGCCAACCTTGAACTTCGCCATCGTTGCCTTGCCGGGGCGGGACATTGCCAACTTTTCGACAGCCGCCTTGCACGCATCACGCGAGCCGCTGGCGATCTCGCGTCCATCCGGCTCGCTGAACGCCTTGTACAGACGCGGATTGTCTGGATCCTGATACACGGATCCGACCATGCCGCCCTTGTTGTAGAACTCGACGGTTGCCTTCTTGGATCCGTAGCGTTCCGTCTTCGTCGTCCATGTGCCGCCGCCGGAAGCGGTCTGCGAGACATTCATCGGACGGTCGATTCCGAAATGGTTCTTCATGTGAGCCTTTCGTGCGTGCGGGATCTTCTGCATATCGCGCACCGCTGCAGCGTACCACGACGGCCTTGCCTCACGCGGCACGGCCTCACGACAATGTTCCGCGATGTCATCCAGCACGCCTTCGATGTCTCCGCGATCTGAACTCGCGTCGAGGTCGGTCGGGTAATCCGTGTGATCGCGCCACCACTCATTGACCTTGGACAGATACTTCGCCAGCCATGCGGAAGCAGCGTTGAACCGCGCCTTCGCACCGGGGCGGGAGAAATCCTTTCCACGCACTAGCATTGTTGCGCGGATTGACTCTCCACGACGCTGCAATGCGGCATTGACCTTCTCAATGACATCCGCCAGAAAATCGCTGCGGCTCACGCCGGGAACATATTGCTTCGCATAGTCCATGAAATCCTTTGCGGAAACAGTACTGCTCCCGATTCGGACTCGCAGAAGTTCCTTTGCAGGGTCTTGATCCCCCATCGCGGCCTTCGCGCCGGGGCGGCTCGACAGCATCTTCTGCGCCGCGCTACGCGCCTTCGCCTCCGTCGCGAACTGCTTGAGTTCGATCAGGTCTTCGGCGGGGGTTTCACCGGGGACGCCCGTGCTTGCAACCTGCACGAAGTACACGTTGTACTTGCCGCTGCCGTCCGGGCCACCGAGATAGACCCGCTTGTTGCCCTTGGATCCGATGAGTTCGCGTGCCATCGTTGCCTTCCTTGCACTCCGGGACAGAGTGACCTTGTGCGCCTTCGCGAGTTCGACAACATGGGAAGGTTCGCGTGCAATCGCTCGCGCAAGGAACGCCAAGGTCCGAGAGTGTTCGTGATGACCGTAGGTTCCAAAGAACTCGTCGGCCCATTGCCGGACGATGTTGCTCGCCCCCACGACGTTTCCGCGAGCCATAGCGGAGATCGCATTATCCACGATGCCGCGCTGCTCCGAGATCCAAGAGGAATCGAATCCCCTTCCCGCCCATCCCAGATCGGCGTAGGTCGCATGAACCCGCTTTGCCTCCGAGATGAACTGCCGCAGCAGATCGCTCATCTTTGCGGTGTGAAACTTCAGAGCATCCGTGATGACGGGATTGAGAGCCATCGTTGATTTCCTCGCGGCTGGATTTGCAAACGTGTTCCGTTCACGCTTCATGCCAGCCTTTTTCCGATAGGATTCTTGCATTTTTCTCAATGCTTCCTCTGCTTTGACTTTGCTAGTAAACGGCTGGCCTCCGCGACCCCCCAACGAATATCCTCCGTCCTGCGTGGTGGATTGAATCACCCATTCGTTCGGTCGCTTTTCTACTACCTGAGCGCGAAAAACCCAGTTCGTAAGTGCGTCGTGTTTAGTTTTTGCTTCGCTAATGGAACCGACTATCAAGCCCTGCTGGCCTGCCTTCGTCAACACCAGTTCCTTTTGTCCGCTGAATCCCGAATGCCTTTCCACGACCAACCACCCATCTGGGAACTTATGTACAACAAGGTCGGCAGCAAACGTGGTTTTTGATTTGACGTTCATGTTTGCGGCCCTCCGGGCCGATTCGTTTTTGTCGATCTGCGCGGCCTTTCGTGCGCTCCACGCCTTTCCAGCGTCTCCACCCCAGAGCATCCACGCAATGTAGCCTGCGTCGTCCTCGCCTCCGGCCTGATTGCCCTGATGACGAGAGAAGAACGAGTGCATCCTCTTGACGGTCTCCGGCGAGAGGTTGGCGCGGTTCTTGATGTCGCGAGCGCGAGCCACGCCGACCGACGTGCCGCCCTTGCCGTGCTTCTCGCGGAGTTCCAGCCCCCGCGCCGCGTTGTCGGCCATCTGCTGCGTCGGCTTGAGGTCGAGGTCTTGTTGCGAGAACGCGTGTCGGCTTCCGCACATGAGCGGGAGTGTATCAGGAGAAGAACGGACGTTTCACTCCCGACTTGCCAAACATCCGCGAGATCGCATCGGGTCGTTCGATCCGATTGACATTCATGTCTGCCTTCGTGAGCGTTCCGCGTGTGGCCTCCGACACCATGTCAACTACTACGTCCACCGTGTCGTCGTGCGCTCCGGCGGGGAACGCGAGCATCTCGTCCATGACGGGCTGGAACGCTGGCTGCACGGCTCCGGTGTCGTCGGTCGGGAACATGAGTTTCCCGGCCTGCACGAACGGCTGCGCTCCGGTCGCTCGCAGGTGCTTGTCGTTGACGCGCTCGACCGCCACCATCGGTTGGTGCGTCATTTCCGCAAACTGGTCGAATATCCCGCGCTGAGGGCCGTTGGCCTCCGCTAGCACGACGGACGCGCCGCGCCGCTCCAGCAATGCCGCCGCCTGCCTTGCGAACGCCGGGAACGGCTCGCGGATCCGCAGGATGTCGGTCAGGTACAGTTTTCGGTCTGGCCCGACCTCCCCGACGATGCAGACGCTGTAGTCGGGGTCATCCCGGCTCTGCTCTTTCCGCCCGTACCCCCAATCCACCGCCGCGATGCACCGGGCGGTCCCCGGTCGCTGGTTGGGACGGTAGTACCCCAGCCACTCCGGGCGGAACACCAGCAGGTCGCTCGACAGCGGGACGAGTTCGTAGGCGCGAGCGTAGGCCATCGCGCCCATGTCCTCCCGGCGTGCCGCCAGCACGTCCGGCGTGAACACCTCCGGCCACGGCGACAGCGATTCGGTGCAGGGTCGTCGCAACAGGCTGTCATCGGCAGCGTGCTGCCGTCGCCAATCCGCCGTCACGTCGTCCGTATGGAACGGCGTGGCAGTTTTCCAGACCCGTGGCTCGTTTGCCGCGCTGGGGTCGAGCATGGGCATCCAGATGTTCGCGACGGCCTCCTTGACCTGCTGCCGGAGCGCAGGCTGCAGGACGGCGTTCCGCAGGTCGCAGATGTCATCGAACCAAAGGACATCCGCACGGCCTCCGGTACGCCCGAATATCCCGGACGCGCTGACGCTGGGGTCGCGGCCCCGGACGATGCCCTTGGCCGTGACCGTCCAGCCTGTCACGGTGTCCTCTCCCGCTCGCAGGCTGACTGCCGGGAACACGGCGCGGTAGATATCGGATCTGACGATTTCGCGCACGAATCGGCTGGTAGCCGTCGCCGCGTCGTCGGTCTGCGAAATGACCTTGATGCGTGCGTCTGGCCGGATTCCCAGCCACCACGCGATCAGGTAGGCGATGGTACTGGTCTTCGCGTGGCCGCGAGGCAGTTCCGCGTACCACGAAAGGTTCGTGAGCGCGTGCGAAACGAGTTCGCGCTGCAGGTCGGACGGCGTGCGACCGAGCGCGAGCGCGAGCCACGCCAGAGGGTTCTCGCGTGCGGCCACCACCGCGTCAAATGCGGTCAACGTCGCTTTCGCTTGGCCTTTGCGGGGCATGGGGGCTTCGCCTGCAGGGCGGCAGCGACCGCTGCCAGTTGGGAATCGGACACCGACGACGAGATTTCCACGCGGTCCGTCGCCATGTCGGCATCCAGCCGCTTGATCCGGTCGTACTGAACCGCTGCATCCATGCGCTGCCCGGCTAGGTGCATCAACGCTTCGGTGGCGCGGATCCGGTCGCGGGGCGATGCCTCCTCGTCCTGCGCGATGGTGAGCAGGTCAATCGGGATGGTCGCGTAGGCCGTCTCCGGGATCTCCCATCCCTGATAGACGGCCTGCTCCAGCACCCGCAGGTGCTGCCGCTGCTCCCATCGTCTGGCGGGGTCGCGTAGTCCCCCCACACCCCCGGCGTTGGCGGTGTCATCGGTCATGCGGGGATCCTATCACCGGGGACGCAGGATGACATCGAATCCGGCCTCATGCGCCATACGGATCGCCGTGATGAACGACGGTCGGCGGGTTCCGGTCACGGTGTCGTCGTCCGCCAGCAGGCATTGGGCGTTGTGCTGGCTGCAGATTTTGCGCTCGACGCACCGCTTGATGAATGCGTATCGGCTCGTCCCCTGCTTGTCGAGTGCCTGCCGGATCGCGGCCTTCCAATCTCCGGGATCGCTGATCTCAAGATGTCGCTTCACGATGGTTCTCCTGTTCTCGTCGCCACGTCTCCAGACTGTTCCTCTGCGGCTGCGTGGCTCGCCGCAGGGCTTCGATCCTGCCGGGCGCGATGGATAGGCTCACGGCTACGTCGAGGATCGCATCCGCCCGTTCCAGAAACGAATGCGCCTCGCGCAGGTTGCCCTCCCGGACGCACTCTTCGGAGGCGACGGCGTACTGCGCCGCCATCCCCATAACGATGTCGGTCTCGTAGCGGGTCACGCCGCACCTCCCTTCGGTCGAATGCCGATCCATCCCGCAATGTCCGCAGCGTCACATTCAAGGACGTAGTGATAATGAGACTCGCGCTCTTCGTGAGAATCCAAATCCATTTCGGCAATGGATTCGGCATCAACGCGGTCGAATCCGAGCGAAACAAGGTGTTCAACGACTTCGGTGTGCAGAGCGGAGAGGGTCACGCCGCACCTCCTTCCAATCGTTCGATGGCGCACGTTTCTGCCCACTTCGTCATCCTACGGGCCGCGTTAATCCAATCGTTCCGCAGAGTTTCCGCGCCGAATCCCGATGCGTGCGCGTGCGACGTGGCGAGTTCCGCAGCCATCACTAGCCCCATTGCGTAGTTGACGTGTTCCAGAAGTTCGGCACGATCCGTTGCCCGGTTTGCCATGAACTCCGCGCATTTTGCGATCAGTTCGTGCAGGCGGCGAAGCGGCGCAATCGCGTCGGGGACGTAAGCGTGATCACGGAAAATCGAGCGCGGCGCGAACGCTTCAACATTCGGGTACAGCAGGAAGAGATTGAAGCGATGAGCGTACCACTCAAAGTGCTTGCGAGCCGGGTCGTTCGTGTACGGGCGCTTGAAGGAGGCGGTGTTCGTGTCGGTGTGGGTCGTCATGGTCGAGTTCCTTTCGGGTTTGAGTCAGGCGACGTGCCTGCTGCGGGAACGATACGTTGTGTCGGCATAGGGTGCAACCCTGCTGCACAAGATTTTTGACGAATGTCAAAAAAAGACCCACGCCGGGGACGGGTGCTTCCCCGGCGTGGATCGGCCCGGTCAACGCAGGTCGAGGCGGAACCCGCGCACCCCTAGGCTGGCTCCCGGAACGGTCTCTCCGCGCTCCAGCGCATCGCGGATGCCGTCTTTGTCGATGCGTTCCGTGACGACCGGGATTCGGTACGCCTGCGGGATCGCGTCGGTGTCTGCGATCAGGATAGGCAACTTGCCGCCGTTCTGCCTCACCGCCAGCCGGAACCGCTCCGTCTCCACCCTTGTCTGCCGGGTGGCCTGCATCGCCTGCATGAGCGCGTTTCGGAGCCTGTCCGCGAGCGAGGCATCGGAAGCGGATAGCGCGATCAGCCGCTGCGCCTCCTCCTTCCGGGCCTGCGATCGCACCTCGCACACGCGGATCAGGGCCGCGTAGGAGTCCGCCTTCGCGTCGAACGCCTCCGCGAGTGCCGCGATGTGTTCCTGCATCGCAGCGGCGGTCTCGCTGCCGCTGTCGCCGTGCTGGTCGAACACATCCAGCAGCCGCTGCATCTCCTCCGTAATGGCGTAGAGGCTCATCGCTGGCCTTCCTTCCGCCGCTGCGCCTCAAGCGAACGCAAGTGCGCTTCGATCATGCGCTGCATCTTGGAGAGGCGGAACTCGCACATGATGATCCCGACGAACATCCCGATGTAGACAAGGATGAAGAAGCATCCGATCAGTTCGTAAAAGGCGTTCAAAACGGAATCTCCTGCTCCTTGCGGATGCTCTTGAGGGTTGGCGGCACGCCGATCTCCACGGCCTCCGCGAAAGGCCTGTCGCCCTTGTGATTGAACTTCCATGACAGTTCGATGCGATCCCCGACCCCGAGCGGCATATTGCCTGCGACGGGAACCGACACCCAGCAGGCTCCTTGCGTGGCGTGCTTGCAAAGCACGGCGTTCGTCTCGCCTCGCGGCACGATCTTCTCCACGATCACCACGTCCTTGCCGCTGTCCGGCCACATCTTCGCCGGAGGCCGCGCCGCGACCGGGGCCGCGTTCACGGGGGTCGGATCGAACACGTCGCGCTGCGGTGAGCGGACGGGTGGCCGCTCCACCTTAGCCTCGCGATCCTCCTCCGCGTCGGTGTCATCGTCTCCGGTCAGGAGGCACATCGCCGCGAGCGCGTACCGCCGCAGGTACGTCACGCACGCGCCGAGGTTCTGCGCCGTCGCCTTTTCCGCCAGCGTCATGCCAACCGTGCTGCTCATCCACTCGCCGCTGGTGTGCGCGATCAGCGTCGTGACGCTGACCCTCATGTCGTCGCTGTTGACTCCCTGCGAGATCATTAGCCCGTTCCTCGCGAACGGCTCGCGGATCGCGTCGATGTGCGATCCCAGCGATGCGTACTTGAAACCCTTGAAATGGGGATGCGCCTTGTCGAGCGCGGGGTTGCGGATCTCCTGCTGCGCCTTCGCGACTGCCGCGACCAACGCTCCGATGCTCTGACTCTGCTGCATGGTCTTCTCCTTGCAGTTCCTTGCATTCACGGGCGCGAACGTCGCGCCCCTGCGACACTATAGCCTTTCCCGGCGTAGGTGCAACTGGCCCGTGTCACGATTTCGGGATGCCGCCGATGTCGATTCCCGCGCCCGGCGGCTGGCTCGGCTCGCACCATCTGCGCTCGACGCGGAGTACGGCGACCTGCCTGTCGTTCGCGTACGCGATCCCCGCGAGCGCATCGCACACTCCCCGGGCAATCTTGTCGCAATCGGCGTATCCGGGCCTCTGCGGCAGGTTGCCGCGCAGCGTCCCGTCCCTCCGGTAGTGCGATGCCGGGCGCACCCATCGCGCCACGATCTCCAGCGTCACGTCCCCGGTGAACATCGGGATGCCGTGCGCCATCGCGGCCTCCGCGACGGCCTGCCGCCACGGACGGATCCGGCGGCTGGCCTCCAGCATGGCGGTGCGACCGTTCCGCAGGCGGACGATCCGCTTGCTGCCTTGCGTGGCAACGTCTCCGATCACCTCAAGGTGGTGCATCGTCTCAGAGATTGAACCGCCGCTTGTGGTTGAGGATGAGCGAGACGCAGGACTGCGAGACGCGCATTTCGGCTGCGATTGCCTTCTGCGGGACTCCCTGCGCCTTGAGCGTTCGGATGCGCTCGACCTCATCCTGCGTCAACCTTCGACGGCGGGGTCGTTGGTCGGTCATGCCGGGGGAGCATAACCGCTGAGAGGCGTGCGCCGTCCCCGATCTGGGGCTTTCGTCGCCAGACCCGGATCAGGCGTGCGTGCGTCGATACCCGGCTCGACGGCCTCATGGCTCCCGTCCACTCCAGCAGAGGCGACCGGAACACGCCTCCGGCGGCGTTGCCGAGCGCGTCGTAGGAAAGCCCACGCGCCTGCATCTCAGCCGCCACCTCGTCGCTAGTGACCTCGCGCCCGTAGGCGGTCAGTTCAACGGCGATGGCCTGCGCCTGCGCGAGCAGCGTGCTACGCGCCTCGCTGGCGCGGTCGATGCCCTCGTCCTTCCGTCTCTGCGCCTCCACCAGATCAAACAGCGTCATGCTGAACCTCCTTGAAACAATCCCATCCACGCTCACGCGCAACCTGCAGATGCGTGCAATCCGTCCCCTGTGTCTCGCGGCGAATGGCTGAAACTAGTCGGCACACCCATCTCCGCGCCTCGTCGCGCTCCCTGATTGCCATGACTAGTTCCAAAGATTCAATCGGTGCAGGTGCAGGGGATTGTTGAGTCATCGTCATTCTCTCTTTCAAAAAGCGTCGGTTGAATGCGGATTTGATGCAGCATCTGCGCGTAAGTCGGCCTGTCTTTCCGAAATCGCGCCTTTATCTTCTCCTCTTGTTCAATCCACCAATCCGCTCGCTGTGGTTCCTCGCGCATCACGCGCTCAACCATCGAACGCCCCTTTAGGAAACACAAATCGCAGTTTCCAAACGCCCGATCATCATTGGGAAGGCGCAGATCAAAACGCTGGCTCTTCCAAAATGTCGCGACATCGGCAAGCGTATGCCCCGCTTGATGCATCGGGCATACATAGGAAAATCCGTTGCGAACATCCCCATGCACGCGATGCACGCGGCGCGGCTCATCGGCTCTGAGTCCAACCGCCATCGTCGCATCCATTATGCCAATGCTTTTCAGATACGACGCAATCGCCTGCACCTTCAGTTCCTGTGTGCAAAATCGCGCAATGGGATTCGGCAGATACTGCTTCTGCTCAATCAGTTCCGCAAAAGGCTCGCCGTTCCTGCTCGCGCTTGCATGGGTGACGATGCGAAACCCCGGTGTCTGACGAAACTGTCGTTCAACCCAGACAATAGGAACCCGCCAGTTTTGACTGCAGGCTTCCACGAAATCCAATGTGGATTCATGCTCGCGACCTGTATTCGCGAACGCAATGACATTTCCTTCCGGTAGACCTCCGTTCGCCTCAAGAATCTTCCACAGCATAAACGCGCTGGTTCGTCCACCGCTGAACGAAACAACCCACGGTTGCTCTATCGCATATGGATTGCGTGTATTGCTCTCTTCATTCATCGGCGTAGAAGTCCTTGTTGCAGGCGCGACAGGTTTGCTTGCGGTCTACCGTATCTACCACGCCGCAGAACGCGCACTTAAAGCAGTCCCAACCGCGATCCTGCGCGACCGCAATGCTGGTCATGTTCGCTTGCTCCCCGACAAGCCGACAGATTTCCTGCTGCAGTAGCAGTTCGGTCTCTGCTGCATCGCGAAGTTGATACTGCAGTTCGACGCAACGACGGTCGCGTTGATCGACCTCGCGTCGAAGCCGTTCGATCTCGTCGGCTGCTGCGGCGCGTTCAGCGGTGATTCGACTGTTGCAGGATGTCCAAATGATCCGCAGCCTGTCCAAGATGTCATCGCTCATCCGCCGCCTCCGTTTCCCGCACCACGCGATGCACCTTGACCTCGCGTGGTGCGCGAACGCACACGCGGCATCGCTTCGCGCCGACCGCTCGCACCTCCACATCCACCTCCCCCTGCGATGTCTGCAGGCGAACGAACTCCCGGTGATCGCGGATTCCGACCACCACGCACGTTTTTTCCTCGCTCATTCGTCACCTCCCGTGTCTGCGAGCCGACGCATCAGCGATTCCACGAACTTCGTCGCGACCTCGCGTCCGAATGCCTCCGCGACCGCGCTGCTGTCGTCTCCATCTGCTGCCGGGGTGCTGCCCTCGACGTAGATCGGCGCACAACCGTCCGGCAGGACAATCCACGCTCGCAGCCGCCATTCCGTTTCGGTCGTGCCAGCGTCGTTGTCGGTCATGCGGTGCAGGTGCGGATGCATCGTGTTGACGCTCATCGTGCTGGTGCGCTGGCACACGTCAACCATCTCAAGGATCTCCGACGACGGCGGATCGGTGGGATTTGCGAGCATGATCCGGTTCCATCTTCGGGTCATCGGGTTGCCTCCGTTTCTGCGGTCATTGCCCTGTACTGCTGTGCTGCGATGTGCCTGTTCGTCGCGACGGTCTTGCCGTCCAGAAGTGCCTGCAATCGCTTCGTCGCGAATCGCAGCCTCCACGCCGTCCAGACTGCTCCGTGTTTCGCGGCGCAGGTGTCGTATTCCGAAAGCCGGGTCTTCGCGATCCAGAGCGCGACGGCAAGATCGGCTTCGTGTGGTCGCTGCGCGGACTCCGCACGCGAAATCGCGGCAGCAGCCGCTTGTTGGGATCGGTTCATCGCGCACCTCCCGCGCCGTTCACCCGCAGCCATCCGAATCCAGCCACAAAGAAGTGCTGCGCGTTCCAACTGCCTCCACGATCACGGCAGCGAAACGGACTCGACCACGAATCGGTACGCCACCTGCGGAGTCGCACGACAACCGTGCAATCCGTGACGCTCACGACCTCCAACTCCGTGAACATCGGCCCATCCGGCCTGTTCCTAAGACGAAGACCTTTGCGAAAACTCGTTCGATTGACGCGGATCTGCATTTCTGACTCCTTCAGATTTGGCCGGGGTCATTCCCGGCACGGAGATTGTGGATTGTGTCCGCGCAGGGTGCAAGGCGTGCAACCGAGAATCCTGCGCGATTTTTCGATTTCCTCCCCGGCCCGATGCCGGGGAGGCCGCGTTCGGCTCAGATGGCCGCGCACATCTCGCGGAACTTTTTTTCCGGCACGAACGTGCCGCCGACGTAGATGCGCGACGGGAACTGCGCGAACCAGTTCCGACGACGCTTCGCAACCTTCCAGACGATCTGCTGCATGATCGTGATGGGCTGCGAAATGCCAGCCTTGCGGACTTGAATGCGGAACGAGTAGCCGCCGTCGTGCAGGATCTGGCACGACTCGACCGCGCCCAACTTTCCGATCAACTTTGCGTGCCATTCAAGGCAGGTTTCGCGAGCCTTGCGTTCCGCAGTCTCGTTCACCTTTGCGCGATCTATCTCGCCGTAGGTGTAGTTCACGCCCTGCGGATCCGTGTTGAACGGGTTGCGCTGAATCGTCATGGAGAACGCAGTCGTTGCGTAGAACTCCTGAATGACTGCCGACGACATTCGGAACGACTGCTCGCGGGTCATTCCCCAGCCACCGCCCGGCAGCGCGTAGCGCGTGCTGATGACAACGTAGTCCTGAACGATCTTGGCGGCGATCTGCTCCTTCACATCCGCAAGACGGGAGAGGAGCGCGAGGGCGATGGGGTCGGTGGCGGTCAGCATGGCGAAAGTCCTTTCGGGGTTGAGTCAGACGACGTGTCTGACGGGTGGAGTATGCCCTACGTCGGCAAAGGGTGCAAGCGGCCTGCAGGAAAATCTTTCCGCTTTGTCGATTTTTTCCGCCGCCCCGCCTTGGGCTTCTTGGACGGCCCCGGCGGGGGGCGGGATTCGTCCGGCGACGGCCTTTCCAGACAGTTGCGCTCCGCGCACTCGCCGCGCCTCCGGCGCGGTTGAAATCAGTTGCATGGTGAGCGGCAGGAACACCATGACCCCGGATCGCGAGGTCAGGGATCAGCCGCACGGAGCCGCAGCGAGGTTTCCCATAGGCATCGTTTTCACCATTTCGCCGGGCCAGCCGCTTCCACGATGCAGGAGCGCAGCGCGTTCGCGCTGGCGCGGGGTAGGGTCAGTCCCCGCGACTCTGCGGCATTCGCCGCGCCCTCTCAGCCGAGATACGGAGCCTCTCGCAAGGCTGCAGCGTTGCGGTCTGACCGCTTGGATTCCCCGGTGTCGCGTGGTATGCTGCTCACGCCTCAAGTTGAACGCTGTTCGGCCTCGCCTGCCAAGACAGGGCCGTTCAGCGGGTGGAAGCGTAGCGACCCGGATTTGCCTTGCAACCGGGTCGCTTGCTTTTTGCGCCCAAAACTTTTTCCGATTTTTTGTTCCAAAGTGTCAAGTCGGGTTGCACCCTGCGCCGATACAGGCTATCGTTCCGACATCGAAACGCACGTTGCGTTTCCCAACCCCGAAAGGAAATCGACCCATGACGACGAAGACGACCACGACCACCGCAACCGCTTGGAACCGTTCGACGTGGTACTCCCGCGCATACGGATGGCGGTCCGTGATGGAATCTCAGGTGAACGGAACCAACGTGCAGATTCGGATTGACTATGCGTTCTACACGAAGCGCATTTCAGATGTAACCGTGATCGCCAACGGCATCGAAACTGCATTCCCCGTGGCTTACGGCAAGGGTGCTGCGGCTATCTCGGCTGCCAAGGCGTGGGCAGTTGCAAATATCGGAGGTGCGGCGTGAGCAATCTTCCGACCTACCCCCGCGTCAAGGGCCGCATGAAGGCCGACGCGCTTAACCTCCGCAGGCGCGTGGATGCGCTCAACCGGATGCTCGCGACCGCCGACGCGAACACGGTCGGCAACGTCGCGTACGAAATCGAACGGCTCGCAAACTGCATCGCAGCCGACGCTCGCGAGGTTTTCCGCGTGTCGGAGATGCGTCTCATGGGAGGTGTCAAGTGAAGCGCGATCAGGCCACACACAACGCAATCGAACTCGTCAAGCGGCTCGACGCGATTCGCAGCAACCCAGCGATCCCCGCCACCGTGCGCGGGGAACTCTCCTCCCTCCGCGTGCGGCTGGCGCACGCACTCGACCTGTTCACCTGCGACGGCTGCGGGGAACTGATGTCTGCCGACGACGCGCTCGACCTCACGGAAATCGCCCTCTGCGGCACCTGCTGCCGACGCGACGGGATCCGTGGCCCCCGCTGCGGCCCGGCTGCGACCTGCGACGACACCCCGGCGTTCATGCGCGACCTCCCGGTTGAACTCGACTGAGGATCCGCTACACTCCGGCACGGACATCTTTTCCCCCATGCGACCCCCGGCGATCCGATCCGCCGGGGGTTGTTTCATCAACGGAAAACGCCGGGGGTGTCGTCCGTGACCTCCCCCGGCGGTTGCGATGGCGCGTCACTCCTCCGGGTCGCCTAGCGTCTCCGGTTCGGGTCGCGGAGCGGCCCCGGCAGCATCCTGCGCCTGCGGGTCGCCCTTGAAGGGTACAAGACGGTTCAGAGCGTCCCTGCGTCGAGCGCACCCGCCGCAGGGTCGGAATCCAACCGCCTTGGTGGCCGATTCGATGACATCCCCCAGCCCTCTCCATTTCTGAGGGCGTGGAGGGGCCGCTGGAGCCTCCGCGCCCGTAGACGGGCCTGCGGCCCTCTGAACCGTGCGGACGGCCCCACGGGGCATTCCCGGCCTCCCGCAGCCGTAGATCGGGGGGTTCTCCAGATCCCCGCCCCTACTGACGCGCTCCGAGCAGGATTCGCAACCGGAAACGTCTAGGTTTTTTTCACACGCCGCCGACCGTCCGCAGACGTGCCACGCTTGACAATCCACGACAGGCAGCGTCAGGGTTCCGATGGTGAGGCTGGTTCCGGTCAGGTGGCTCATACGGTTCCGCAATCATGCACGGTCAGGTCGGTCGCCTGCGTCTCGCAGTACACGCCGCCGTTCTGGAACGCGGTCACGCAGGGGACGGGCAGCGGATGTGTCGCCTCCCAGACCTCGCAGTCAGGGTAATCGTCGGGACAACACGGAGCCGGATTGTAGATCAGCGGATGACACCTGCACTCGTACGCTGGATCCGGCATTGACGCGCACAAGGTGTGCCAGCCGTACACGCTGATGTACGGCGGATCGACCGGAGGTGTCACCACGATGTTCTCCAGCGGCCAGCCTGTTCGCGCAGGGCATTTCGTGACGGTGACGATGTTGCCGGGATCGACGCAGATGTCCTGCGTCGTCGCCTCCTGCTCGACCTCCAGCCAGTTGTATCGCTCGCCGCTCGCGTACTCCGGCATCGACAGGCAGTCAATGAGATACGGCAGGTCGGTGGCCGTGATTTTGCAGACGGTCGTCGCCAGTTGCCCTGTACCCGCCTGATCCTGCAGGCAGTTGGGTGCATGGGTTTCCGAATGATTTGCTTCAAGACTTTGTGCCACGCAGCAGTATTTTTTGGGACTCTTGCCACGAAGGATGACCGTGATTGTTCCCGTCGCCGCGTCGTAGGTAATCGGGCCTATCTCAAACTCGTCGCCCGGTAGATACGCGGCTCGCGTGACGTACAGTTGCCACGGGCAATTGTCGCAGGGCTGGCGATTCCCAAACCAGAAGTAATCCGCCCACTTGTTCAGTACCGTCGCCTGCACCTGCGGCCCGATCCGAGCATTGATTTTCTCTGCGAGTTTCTTGGCCGTCCCGGAAATGAATCGCACTTCCAGACCGCAGATGTACACGTCGAGCGTCGTCATCTGTCCCCAGCACGTCGGATACACGCCCGGCATCCACGTCAGGAACTGCGTTTCAACCCACGTCTGCAATGACGCAGGATTCGCAGGGTCGAATCCATCGTTCAAGGGCAGGCATTCGTTGAGCGTCAGCGACAGCAGATCCTCGACGTGATACTGCGTTCCCGTCAGCGTGCAGTCGTTAACGCTGTAGCAGGTCACGACCACGAAACTCTGGTACGGGTCGAGGACTCCGGCACAGGCGTTCGGATCCGTCGCGCACGGATTTTGTCCTCCGCAACAGTCGGAGGCAACTAATGCCCAGCAGTTCGGGCAGGTCTCATAGCCCTTGTAGACCTGCACGATCTGGTTGGGACAACTGAACGGCGATGGAAGACAGTCATAGCCGCCACCCGGATTTGGGACCGGAATACCGTTCAAAAACTCGCAGGGTTCGCAACTGCCGATTTTCGCGCTGGCAGCAAACTGCACGGTAATGGTTTGATCCGGTGGACCGTGGTTGCATCTTACGTTCGCAGGTACGCCGGGAAGGTTTACGCAGAGCGACAGGGTGCTCTCTACCGTAATGTGCTTGCCGGGGACGAGGCCGTACTGGTCGCAGAGGTCGTAGCAGTCCGCGATCAGTTCCGTGCATGGAGCCTCAATCGGATCCGGGTTCTGCACAAGAGGGCCGCAGCCGATGATCGTCACTTCGCCCATCGTTCCCGGCGGCAGTTGCTGGGTGCCTAGGCCGCGCGGCCGGCAGCATGGCTCGTTCCCCTTCGGGCACGTAGCGACTAGCGT